GACATTTGTCAACCATCAGAATGGGAAATCGAGTTTCCACGTATAGTCCTCAATACATCACAATCAAAGGAAATAACAATGCACTTGACACGAAGACTATGGAGCGATTTGATCAGACCAACTCTGTTGATGCAGCTGTTAAACTTCCAGATGGAATAAACCCTACAATAGCGGAGTTCAATTCTATTTATGACATGAGAAGCTTTATCGGGTTGCGGGATGATTTATTAAATGAAAATGATGACATTTTTGATGGCATGTTTGACCAAATGGTTGGATCAGAGGGCAAAATTAAAGGTGTAGTTTCAGGTACATTAGATGGATATGAAAAGATAAGAAAGGCTGCTAACTGGTTGGGTGGAACTTATAGTCGTCCGTGGAAAGTTGAAACTCGTGAAATGTCGGAAATACAGCAACGTATTGACAACGCGATTCCGGCGATGACTTCGATTATTGGGGGTACATTCGGCCCTGCTGGTGCTCGATCAGGCGGTGATCACATGCTGGTAAGGCCAGAGCAATGGGTGAGCGTTAGAGAAGATACTTTTTTTGGCCATGATGATGGGTTCACAGAGCGTCATGTTGCCATTGGGTCAGATGTGTTCGAGACAGTTAAACTGGGATCGTTTATGGCGGGGTTTCGTGATGCGACTAATGCGAGTGGGTGGAATCAGGGAGTGTCATATTTGATGAGCCATGATGTGTTTCGGATCGGGTATGCCAGTATCGTTCCTGATTCTGATCGACCTCCACAAGTATTATGGCAATCTGCGCTTAGGTCGGGGGCAATAGCAGATGGTGATGTGTTAACAGCAGATGCCCTAAGGATTCTTGGACAGGCTACGAGGAGCACATTTTCGTGGATGGTTGACATTAATGGAACCGAGTACATTTCTGAGGCAACTGTGGAGGCACCACTGACACCAATAAAGGATCGAGGGATCGGCGATTTTGAGTTGCTTCAACGTCTGTTTGTGATGTGGCTGCGGGGTGACGTTACGTCACAAACATTTTTGGATGTCGTAGCCAATTTGGAGTCTTTTATATCAGGGGTGACATTTCTTAATCGTGTGCGCTTGTCTTTACAGGTGTTTGTGGCTAAGTTGAGTGAGGATACCGCCGATCGGCATGGTTATTGGTGTGACATCCTGAATAAACTTTTGGAAGTGCACTCTTGTCCCCTTCTGTATACAGCTTTTCTCATTAGTGATGGGTGGTCTACGGTCCCTAAACTAGATTGCAATCCAATCGAGGCTACAGTCATAGATCGATTGGCTTTCTCGGGAAGGTATCTCTGGGCATCGTGGCGGAATTCAGCTGTATACACTGACTATGTAGGAGGAGCTTTCATGGGGGATAACAGCGAAGAAGACGTCCTCGGGCTGTTAAAGCGTGGTGCAGCAAAAATGAAGGGGATGGTGGCTGGGCATTTAAGGCCGATGCTTGGAGAGGCAGCGGGGGCAGCCGAGCGAGTTATGGCAAGATGGGCGAAGCAAAAAGCTGGAACTTTGAAGCAAGCGGTGACTAATGCAATGGCGGGAGTACTTCTGGATACTAAGCGAGAGGCCCAAGCAGAGGCTAACGTTTATGGTAGTATGGTGGGGGGTCGTCATGTGTTAGCCCTTCCTCCAACAGAGCATCTACAAAAATTAGCACCATTGATACCACCGGGGGCAGCAGATACAGTTATGGATGACGTTAAACGAGTTGGACATCATGTAGGTCTCGAGCTTGTGGAGCGAGGTGAGCCTGTGAAGGAGTCTGTTGTTGAAAACCACGTGGTTCATGAGATGGTTAATCGAACGAAGACAGGGGTTGGCCAGATTGGAGAGGTGCGACGTGAGCTGGCTAAGTGTTCAGAGGTTATGAAAGATGTCTCGATTGAGAAGATGGTGGCTAGACCTGATGAAGTGCGTGGAACGTCCTTTCCCATTCATACTCGAGGTTATCACGTATCTCTAGTAGATGGATGTGATAAGCATGCTATGCAGGATCCGACGAACAAGTTAGATGCTAAAGCGACATTTTCTTGCCAAGGACTTGTCACAGGGAAATTAAAAAAGGGTCTTAAAGTGACACTAGCGAAGGCGCATCATGGTCGAGATACATCTCCTCAAACAGTCTGTATAATTTCTGGAAGCTTCTTTTCTTATGATCCTGCTGCTGTGCATATTGGAGGGGAGGGGGAGGTAGCACCGGATCATGACATGAATATTAATGTGGTTTTAACGGCGGCCATTAAGAAGAGCTCGTCTGGTACGTCGTGTAAGGTATATGTGGGGGCGTTTGCTAAATCGCCGGACAAAAGTCATCATAATACGAACTGTGGTTTAGGACTTGTTCCTGCAATTGATGACAAAGGCCAGACGTATCTGACTGCATCCGGAGTATTCGTAGGAAGACTCTCTTTTAATATTTCAGCGCTGCTGAGGGGTGGTTTGACAGGAGTTGCGGATTGTCCATGGAATGGGACCTTCGCCTTTGGAGTCGCCTGTGACGATGGTAATTGTGGTTCAAGCGAGTGTTCGCATGTTGAGTTAGTCCAGTTAGGAGTTGAGTTCGGCGAGTGTATTATAGTGCCTAGAGGATTAGATAGGTATTTCATTTTTAACAGAGTTAGGTATTATGATAAGACTATATTCGATTTTATTGGTAAGGTGGATGCAACTGTAGCTGTGTCTGAGGCCCCTCTGGATGTGGTGAGTGCATGGTCTGAATTGATTAGTCCGTTGACTGTGTATTTGCCTCTGATGGTTAATGAGTTACGAGCTCAAAATACTTTAGCACTTGTGAAAACGAGGTATCGAACGTGGCTAAAGAAGATTGGATTAAAGATGGGGGACAAAAACCCTTTTAAAACCGACGACGCATGTGATGAGTGGGTGTCTACTGCAATATTAGCGATGCCTATGTGGATGCGTTACACATCTGGTAATCCTTTGGTTTATCTAACACAGGAAGACCGAAAGTCAGCAGCCATTATGCTCTTATCCACCGCTAAAGCTATGTTGCCTTTAAGTGCTTTTCAACTGGTGGATGGGTCATTAAACAGGGCTGCGGCGAAGGGACTAAAATGGGCTGCGGATCGTGAGATTATGGGGTAGATATGTGGACCTTGATTCCAGGGTGCATTCTTGATGTGGAGACATTGCAGTC